GGATCAAAACTGCTTGCTCCCGGTCCAGTCTCTAATCCAACTGTTCTACGATAGATACAACGAACATTGATAAACTCTTGTGGCAATGTGTAAGTGTCCACGTTTTTTACAACTGTCATTAGTGTGTATGACTCTGCCGTAGCATTTTGCGCTCGTTGACGATATACTTTTATTGCGTAGTTGTATGCCGCTTCGTAATGTTGAGGATCTAACTCAAGGTCAATAATGCCATCACCCAATCTATAACGTAGATTACTGAATAATGCTTGTTTCAACTCATCTAGTGTTAAACCAGTTGGTGTAGAAAGAATGTTTGCTGTTGCAGATATAGTCATATTAGTTTCCTGATGTTGTATTTATCAGGAAACTAATGATCCTTAGATATCGCTGTTTTAGAACGCTTTTAGTATAATCATATTCTCATTAAAGCGGCCATTAGATGCAGTAACTACTGCTTTAATGTCGTTAAAGTATTTACGAGCTGCCGGCTTACTTCCCATAATTTCTTTTAATTGTTCAGCAGGTTTACGTAGTGTTTTAACTTCACTTTTTGCTGTATCAAATCCTAGCAATGTATTACCTTTAACCGTAAATGCTTTGCTATAATCATCTGCGATATAGTGATGCAGTTTGCGTTTTGCACTATCATATACCCACGCTTCACTTGCACCGTGAAGTTTGATAGGACTAATACTGACTAAATCAAGTTTATTTGCAGTATCTTTAAATGTTTTCAAATACTTTAATTTAGATACAATTTTCTCAACAGGTACTGCTTTACGTGCCCTAGGAGCTTTTGCAGCCTTCTTAACACTGATATAACTATTCAAGTCATTGATAACTAATTCAATAAACTTAACAATGTTTTTTAATTGAATTTTACTGAGATGATTGTAACCTTGAATCAATTGACTATCAGTTCCTTTAATTACCTCTTCAAATTCATTCAATTTCTTTTTCCATACTTCAGTTAAAATACTGATATGTTGTGGCATCACATTCTTTTTAGCAACTTCATCCATTGGACGTAGTGAATGTTTTGTAGGTGCACCGGATGTGATGAATTCATCAAACAATCCCTCAAGCTCACCTGCGGCATCACGTGCTTTTTCTTTTAATATGTCTTGAATGTTGGGTCGAGCAGGTGCTTCAACTTCAACTTTTTCTTCTTCTGGTTTGTGTACTAACTTTAACAAACGATTGATTTCGTTTCCAAGTGTCAGTTCCTCGTGTTCAGATAGTTCTAGCCCACGTAACTGCATACGTGCTAACCAGCATAGTGTCAATAGAAATTCATTTTCGTGAATCCTACGCATTGTTTTAGCATCATCGGTACGTTTATGAAATTCTAAATATTGGGAAAGCAATTCTTTTGCATCTTTTTTCCCATAAAAACGATGATACCAAGTAAAACTACGCATCAATGCAACCCTGCGTTTATCCTCATCCGGTTGTAGTACAAATAACGGCTCATCTCCATAATGTTGTACATCCACATCACGTGGATTTAATGCTTTAACTAGACTATGGTCCTCTGTATTACGCTTACGTGTTGCCATTAGGCACTCCTTTGAATTGATTTATTATTATAACACAACCCATATTTATTGTCAACCTTAGGATTCAAGCGTAGGACATTGCGATAAATACTATTATGCCAAAGTTATCCTTATACCGCCCAAATAAACAAAATGATTATCGGTTCTTTGATAGAACAATATCCGAAGAATTGCGTGTCGGTGGCACGGATTTATACATTCACAAATATTTAGGTCCAACTAATCAAGGACCTAGTATTGATTATACTCAACCAGAATATGACAGTTTAAATCCTACCAATATTCAGGATTTATTATTCTTGGAAAATAGAGATAGAACATATGATCCAAACATTTATAGGTTACGTGGCCACTATAATGTACAGAATTTAGACTTTGATTTAAGTCAGTTTGGATTGTTTTTAAATAACGATATTATCTTTATCAATGTTCATTATAATGATATGATTGATATTGTTGGTCGGAAACTAATGGTAGGTGACGTATTAGAATTACCGCACTTATTAGATTATAATCCATTAACAGAAACTATACCGGTAGCATTAAAAAGATTTTATAGTATTACTGATGCTAATTTTTCTAGTGAGGGATTTAGTCAAACTTGGTATCCACATATGTGGCGTATTAAATGTGAGCCATTAGTTGATAGTGAAGAATTTAGTCAGATATTAGCAGAACCGATTAACCAAGATAACTATTTAGGATTATGGGATCCCACTAAAGTATATCCAGCTGGTTATGTAATGACATTTGGTGATAAGAATTACATTAGTAAAATAGAAGTTCCGGCTGGCACTATGCCACCAAATACAACATATTGGGAGTTAGATACGGCTTCAAATCTTAAAGATATACTTGCTACGTATAATAAAAATATTGCTATTAATGATGCCGCACTTCAAGAGGCTGCACGACTTGTACCTAAATCAGGTTATGATAGAAACAACTTATACATTGTACCTACATACGGTACCTTTGAAACTAATACAGAGTTGTCGGGTAAATACAATCAACCTGCACCACCTATAAATGTTGTGGTGCCTAATCCAGGTCCACCGGTTGCTACAGTTTCAATGGTACAATCTTCATTGTATAGAACTGCTAGTCCTGTGTTAAGAATTTCGGCAGCTTCAGCACAGTCTATTTGGGACATGACTGTTGATGGTGGTGTAGTTGCACCTAGGTCAACACTTTCGTTAAGAACTGCATCACTTTTACCTGTACTGACCGACTCTGGTTCAGGTCCAGTATCTGGTTATACTGTATTAACTGTTGATAGTATTGGTTATAATATTACAGGTCCATATGGTACTGCTGATAACACATACGCAACTGCTGACCAAAATCCAGAGGCTCCAAACTTTACTGGTACTGAACCATACGGTCCAAATACTATGGACTATCGTGCAGATAGTGATCCTAGATTCCAGTTCATTGCACGTAGTAGCCCGCGAACATTTGGTTACACAACTGGTTACTTAGACGGTGACGGTACTGCTCCTAACGGTTTCCCAACTGGTGCAGGTATTGCATTCCCGCAAAATCCTGCAGTGGGTGATTACTTCTTACGTATTGATTACTTACCGCAATTATTATATCGCTGGGATGGTCGTCTATGGGTAAGAATATCAGAAAATGTAAGGACTCAAACTGGTATGACTGCAGGAGATTTGTCACAACAATCTAGTTTCATAAATAATAGTAATGTAACGGTATTGACAGATGGTACCACTACTACTCAGAAACAAGCATTAAGTACAATACTTACAATAGCCCCGGATTCAATTCCACCAACACCTTAAAGAATAACTTATGGCAGCCTTTTTCTATGACAATCAGATACGCAGATTTTTAATACAGTTTGCAAAAATATTCAGTAACTGGGAAGTTACTAAAGGTAAAGACCCTGCAGGTAATGAAATATTTGTTCGTGTACCTATTATGTATGGTGATAGTAGTAGACAAGCAAGTACTATCATTGCTAACAATAGTGCAAGTAACTTACCAAGTGCGCCATTGATTACATATTATATCAGTGCATTAGAGTACGACCAAAAACGTACACAAGATCCTACATTCATTGACAAGATGCAGGTTAGACAACGTAGTTATAATACTGAAACACAACAATATGAGCAAGTTCAAGGTCAAGCATTTACGATTGAACGATTGATGCCTGTACCCTATACATTACGTATTAATGTTGACTTCTGGACTACTAACTACCAACAAAAATTAGAACTAATAGAGCAATTGGGAACATTATTCAATCCTTCATTAGAGATACAAAGTACTGATAACTTTATTGATTGGACTAGTTTAAGTGTTGTTTACCAAGATGGTATAACATTTACCAGCCGTAGTATCCCACAAGGTACAGGTAATCCCATTGATGTATTAAGTTGGAAGTTTTATATGCCTATATGGCTAAGTAATGCCGCTAAACTTAAAAAGATGGGCGTTATCGAAAAAGTTATTGCTAGTATCTTTAAAGGTCAAGCATTACAAGATATTCAAGATGATGATTTGTTGTTAGGTACTCGACAAAAGATTACACCATATGGATATAAGTTGTTACTGATTGGTAATAGATTACAATTACTACCTGCAGATGAAGCATTCTATCCAAGTAATGAGAGTTTAGAATATCCACCTCCACCAGATACAAGTTTATATTGGACCGCATTGTTAAACGTATACGGTACATTACGTCCCGGTATCAGTCAAATATGGTTACAAAATCCATTTATGACTACCGACATTGTTGGTACTATTGTTCCTGACCCAACAGATGATAGATTGTTAATATATGATATTGATACTGACACCCTGCCACAAAACACATTGGATCCTGTAGACAGCGTGGTTAACCCACTAGTCACTGGACCAAACGCAGGACTGCCAGGACCAATCAACGGTCGTAGATATCTTATTGTAGAAGATGTGGGTAGTCCGGGTAATACTACTATTGCTTGGGGAGCATTGATTGCAAATGCAAATGACATTGTTGAGTTTGACGCAACATCAGGTGAATGGTTTGTATCATTTGATAGTCAATCTGCTACTACAGTAGAATACGTAACCAATCTTACTACTGATTTGCAGTATAGATTTGATTATATCAACAACGTTTGGATGAAGTCATATGAAGGTTGGTACAACCAAGGGGATTATTCTATCGTCATCTAATACTGTGATAAATCATAGTATGAACAATATTTCCGCAGGTATCTTTTTCTATTCTGAAAATACAAAACGTTTCCTATACCTGCTACGTAATGACAATAAGAATCCAGGTAACTGGGGTATACCCGGTGGTAAAATAGAAACTGGTGAAACGTTACTTGAAGGTTTACAGCGTGAATGTATGGAAGAAGTAAATTACTTTCCCGAACACGCTAAACTTGTACCCATTCAGAAGTTTGTCAATAATACATTTACATATCATACATTCTTTTGTAAAGTAACTGATGAATTTACCCCTGTATTAAATGATGAGCATTGTGGTTATGCTTGGGTAGGAAACAAACAATATCCCAAACCATTACATCCGGGATTATTTAATACAGTAAACTTTGATGTTGTTCAGAAAAAATTAAACGCACTTACAAAAAAAGAGACCTAAGTCTCTTTTTTTATTTTAGCAATTTTGCTATCGTATCAAATCCCAATGATCCTATTACAACACCTGCCCCCATCATCATCCAGCGCCATTTTTCAAGCGCAGAGATTTTGTCAGACATTGCCTGATGTGCATTAGAACTAGCGTCCTTCATACCTTTTAGCATCACCTTGGTATCATCGTTGTTTTTAACCATTTCAAGGTGAATGTCTTTGATATCAGCTTTTATTTCACTGATATCATCGGTAATGTTTTGAACCTGTACCTGAAGTATTGCTACTTCTGTTTCAGTTTTTGGCATTTTGATTGTCCTACTAGTTACCATAATTAAGCACTAGCAATAACCACAATTGGGTTAGGCTGACCTTCATATGTATTAGCGGCGTATGCTGTGTTGAATGTAGCAATAACATCAGGGTTAACACTATTAACAACAGCAGTACCTGTACCGGTTCCTG